TATCACTCTGATAAATATCACCATTCCAAGAGAAAAAACTGCCGCCAGCAGCACTAATCATTTCATAACGATCATAACCTTTTGTAGATGGAGCTTGTTTCTTTCCAAATATCTTATCAAATAATCCCAATATCTCACCTCCTTCTTAAATCATGTTAAGATAATCATTTCTCTTCTCTTGAAGGATTACATATGCATTTAAAAGAGCCGCTGTTCCATCAATACGGCGTCTTTGATTCTTCGTTTTATTCGGTTGTATGTTTAAGTTTTTATCAACATCAATCGCTGTATTAGAAAGACACCATTTATCAATTGGATTGTTATTATAATTCACTAATTTAGATTCTAAGTCAGCGCCTAATAGCTTCATTGGGCTAGAAAGAGTTTGTTTTCCTTGCGCAACAGGAACCATTGCTTCTTTCCCAAAATAACCTTCCATTTCTTCTACCCAATATTTAGCTGACCATCTATCGTAACCTATCCAAGGAAGATAGATACCGCATTCATCCCTTATTTCTAAAAACCATTCCGTTACAAACTTATAATGAACAGAATTACCTGGCGTTGTCCTTAGTAATCCTTTTTCAAACCATAAATCATAAGGGATTTTATCTTCTTTACTTCTTTGTTCAAGTAAATCTTCAGGAAGCCAGTACATTTGTTTAACATATATGTGTGGATCATTATCGAGCATAAAAATAACCTTCGCTGCTGTTAAATCAGTAGTTGAAGATAAGTCGCAACCACCAATTCCATACGAAGGTTTTAATTGAGCTATATCAAAAATAGCCGGATTATTTAATTGTTCGAAAGTTAACCAGGCTTCTGTTGATGTTTCTCTAATATTAAAATCTTTTGTTAGTAAATTTTTAACTAATAAAGAATTAGCTTTAGCTTTATTTACTTTCGTCTCAAGTTGATCTATTTTCTTTATAGTTCCAAGTCCGGGGTTCGCTTTTACCCACTTTGATGGATCTGTCCATTCTTCTCGTTTATCTAACTCATAAATAATTGGTAAGAAACGATCATCTTTATAACCGTCTGGGTCATCAAAACCATTCAAAAGCATCTCAGCTTCTTCATATTTCATATCATACACTGACTCGCGAATAGTTCCTGCTGTTGTAATCATAAATATCATTGGTTGTTCCCGTGAGGAAGTACCATCTACAATAACATCGTAAAGATTTTTATCTTTCCAAGCATGGATTTCATCCATCATTGCGCCATGAACGTTAAGACCATCTAACGTTTCACTATCAGAACCAAGGGGTTTAAATGTACTATCATTCCATTCAGATACCATCTCAGAAACTAAAGGCTTTATACGCTTCAATAATGCTGGCGATTTCTTCACCATACGCTTCGACTCTAACCAAACCAATTTAGCTTGGTCTTTCTTTGTAGCGACGGCATAAACTTCAGAACCAGGTTCACCATCAGCTATTTGTAAATATAATCCGATCCCCGATCCTACAGTTGACTTCCCATTTTTCCGTGCTACCACTAATAATACTTCTCTATACTTTCTAGTCCCGTCTATTTTATGGATAAAGCCAAAAGATGCTGCAATAAATGCCTTTTGCCATAATTCCAACTCAATTGGCTTTCCGCCCCATTTTCCTTTTGAATGTTTACAGAAGTTTTCGATGAATTCTATCGCGTGATTGGCTCGATTCGAACTATATTCCCATTCAGTTCTTGTACTACTTAAATCTGTAACAAGTTTTTTATAAACCCGTCTTACCTTATCTGATACAACTTCTTTTCCTGTCTTAATTTTGTACCAGTATTCCAAAATCGGATTATACGATAAAGGATACCTAATCACGGGTCGCCACAAACTCCTCAAATCCATCACTCTGAGGTTTCGTTTCTAGTGGTTTTTTAGGAATATAATCGCCCAATTGTTTCATGATAGTTTGATAACTTTTATTCATTGCTATATATCTTCTTGCTGCTGGTCTTTCTCTTTCATAAGGGTCCTGATTTTCAGATTGTGAGAACATTTCATCATAACCATTCTCATCAAGATCTTTTCGAATATCTTCTAGCCGTACACGCAAGTCTGCCGCTTCAACAATCAACCCCTCAACTACCATGAGGGTATCTTTTGGCATATCTTTATATATCCGTTTAAGTCTGTTAATTTCCTTTTTAACTCGGTCTTCTTTTGTTAACTCTTTCTTAATCGCCATCAATAACACCTCGTTTCTTCCGTTTTGGGGTAGGGGGGTCACGCGAAATGACCTGTGTGTTACACGAAGCTCCCCTCTCGGTCCCCCTATAGACCCTTAGGTTATTTTTTATAGGGGGGGGATTGGTTCTTTTTGTTCTTGATTGTTTTCTTCTAATAAACCATGAACGAATTTATCTATTACACTTTCATTAGCTTCTTTTATTTGATTTAGTGTCGAATTACTAAATACTTTATCCATTTCTTCCGCTAATTGTTTAAACAAATCATTAGCATTATTGTTATTAGGTACTTCATCACCTAGTCCTTGAATGAATACACCAAGAACAATAGCTATCTCAAGTTTACTTAGTTCCATCTATCTCACTCCTTTTAATCTCGATCTATCAATCACCCATGTCTTACCGACCTTCTTTGCTACAATCTTTCCTTCAGCGCATAAGTTCTTAACATGACCTGGTGATACATTAAGGATAGATGCAGCTTCATGCACACCGATTGCATTGTGTAAGAATGTATCCATTTGCATCACCCCACAATTAGCAATAACTCCTATGAGTTACAGTACCTACACCTTTAATTGGTTTACTTTGTTTATTCTTATCAAGTTGCTTAGTATATCTAATCAGCTCATTAATCTTATTCATCATTTCCTCATTGTTAGGAAGCCGAGATACTTGAGTTCCATCTTCTTTATCTTCCACAATGATTCTTTTTAACTCTTCCATCTATCCTCACTCCTTACCATTCTCCTAATAACTCACGTAACTTTGGATGTCTCCATTCATACTTGAAGTAACCACTATTATCTAACTTCAAAACATCAAGCATCTTACGCGCCTCTGCATCCGTCATTTTGTACATGCCTCTCAAATAGTTATAAGCCTTCTGCGTTTCATTATTCCTTACACTATTACGCCAATTAACTAATGTATTGATTAAGTAATGCCTAACCATTAAACTCAATCCATCCTGATCAAATCATTATCATCATGTAAAGCCATTACAATTATAGTTAATGTTTGCCGAGTTATCTTTTGCTTTGTTATTTACTCCTTGTTGCTTTTCTTTTTCAAATAGTTGTACTAACAATTCCATCTGCTCCGGTGTAATATCTTTTAAATAATCAATATCATTCTTTATAATTTCATTTCTTATATTTAAAGATGTCTCGCTTAGCTTAATACCTTTGTATCGTTCTGGTAACTCAGCAACACTTGTCTTATTCTCGCATGCATTCTTAAAGTGGTTTGTTCTTTCGTCTACATATCCAGTAACCTTTTCTTCTTTAATTGTTCTTTCTACGAGTTGGTTATTAACATGATACGCATGGTTTAAACTTAAAGTGTGTTTACCTTCTTTCTTATATCCGCTTGTTCCCCATTCATACGCAAAAGATACTTTACCTTCTATTACTTCTCCATTATAAATAACTGTTGGTACACTACTCATATCATTCACTTCAATAACTAACGATGGAGCATATTCAACGAATTTATCTATCTGGGTACTAATCTCCTTGCAACCAGAGCAAAGAGTAAGAATAAGATATTCTGCCTTGTTGGGAATAGGTAATATCTTATTGCATCTAGCACATCGTTTTATCATTATCCATCCCTCCTAATCAAATCACCATGCTCGTCAAACATGACACCTTCTACCACTGGACTGTTCTTCTCATGGTGCTCACGGTTATGACAGTCTTGGCACAATAGCTCTAGGTTACTGAAACTCAATGTAATCTCTGGATCATTAATATTCTCAGGTGTTATGTAATTCTTATGGTGAACAATCTTCCCTGTTCTCACTGTACATCTCTCACATAATCCATGTCTGAATTTATAATAAGAGTCTCTGCACTTCTTCCACGCTGTTGACTTATAAAACTTCTTTGCGTACTCCTTTGCTATATCACCCACCACCTTCTATATTAATAGGAGATAATTTGTCATAACTCCTCCTTGTGATAATATCTATTTAATTTAGTTGAAGATTCCAATTATATATTTACCAAATAAATACAAGCTGTTATAATAAAGTTACATTGTCATCGGACGAAACTTGAAAGCCAACAAGTTTCGTCCATTTTTTATGTCTAAGCCTTCAGGAACTCATCAATTGTCTTATCTAACACACTAATAAACGCCTCTCGCGTTTGCTTTGGTGTCATGTCATCGTTCATTTCGTTGTGCATTGATATAGCTTTTTCTAACTTCTGAGCATCAATGCGTTGTTTTACTAACTCCACACCAATAACATTATTTATTAAATTGCCGATAACAACCATTTGTTCTTGTTTAATTAGTTCAGTTAGTTTCATTTGTTCTCACTCCATTGATATATAGATTCCGCTACAACTCTTCCGTCTAATGAAACCCCAACTTTACAATCCATCCCAATTGATTTGCTATCGTTAAGCTTTTTAATTATTTCAGATTGTTTAACTACTTGTTTAATATCGGTTACGCCCACTTTATCGGATAACTCACGTTCTAAATCGCCAATATGTTTCTTTAATGAATCTACAGTTTCACACAAGCTGTTAATTGCTCTTTGCATTTGTTGTGCTGTCAACTCTAAACCTTCAAGTCTACGATTTATAACATCCATACCTTCCATCCTTCATCCTCCTCCAAAATAAAAAAAAGCAGCGGATTCGCTACTTCTAATTAAATGCAACTTAGCATTAATTACTATTTAAATTCAAATACGTGGTTATATAAAATTAATAACAACTATAGAAAACTTCATATTTTCTATGTTATAACTAGAATTTCTTTTCTATAAAAACGAATCTTAAAAGTAATTAAAATTAGATTTACTACCCCTATTTTTGTGCAGTTTTTAATTTAAAATAATCCAATCGTTTGCTAACATATCTGTTTGTGATGCGAGCCATCCAACAACAATTGTATTTTGTGCAGTTTTCATTGCAATGGTATCAACAAATGAAGGTTCGCCTACATACTCACCGTAACCATATTTTAATCCACTTGATAACTCGCTTCCTTTTATAAGATACAAATGCATATCTTTCCCATTCCAACCTTCACGCGCTACTCTCTTACCTTCCACTAATGCTACTATCGCTCGTCCAAACGTCATTCTTATTACCCCCTCTATTTTCGTTCGTTGTGTTCGTTTGTTTTGTTAGTTCTCTTCTTCTCAAGATATTCAGCAAACTTAGTTCTCACTCTTTCAAGCGCTTCCTTACGTTCAACGGCTCTATCTCTTTCACTTGTTATATCAAAAGGGCCGTCAGCAGGATCCGGATAAACAATTTCATCGCAAATCTCTAAGAAATAATCACCATCAATCTTTCCTTGTAACCACATCTTTGCGTACATATTAAGATCATCTAGTTTCTTTTGTTGCGATTGTGTTAACTCCATCCCCTCACCCCTTATCATCCCTTAACGTCTTCAGCTGTTCCATTTCCTTTAGTACTGATTCATCATGCCATTCTGTCTCATTCTTGTTCGTCTCACCAATCTGATAACCTATATAGATTACCAATACAGTGACAAGCGTACCTATAAGACTCCCTACGAGACATCCAATCCAAAACATCTCATCACTTCCTTCACAAAATAAAATAAGACACTAAACCGATCACGGCAGCGCCTACGATAATTGCTATTGGTTTAATCATCACTCAACTAGATCAGCAGACATGCTTTTCATCATCGGTTTAAGATTAGGAGGTTTAACAGGTGTTTGTCTTGTGAACCTACTAAAAACTTTATCTAACCTCTCTAGTGCATCTACGCATTCATTAGCTGCAGTGGTTAATTCTTTAATATTCTCGTCTGCTTCTTTTGTATCTATTTCAATACTACATGGGTACACCTTACCTTTTTGTATAGCTTCTAATTTGTCTAATAGCTCATGATAATCACCATGTTCATCTACAAATGCTTTACATGTTCCAACTGTCAACGCTCCTACTGGGTCTTTCTCAGCCCACTGTCTAGCAGCTTCTTGCATGATATAACCAAACTGGTGTGAGTTATTCGCAATAAATTGTTGTACTGAATCCATCGTTCATCATCCTTTCCTTTTTAGGTGTCCAATTTGTCCATTAATGTGTAATTTCTATATAACAAAGAAAAAAGCACCCGTTATGGATGCTTTACCTTTTTATCATTAATCTTTAATAGTTTCTTCTATAATAAACTTATTATTTTCTGTGATATCGATAAGTGAATCATTCTTCTTATTCCATTCACTAATCAATCCGTTTAACCTAATTAGCGCATCTGAACATTCATTAGCGGCATTAGTTAATTCTCTTATCTTTTCAATTGTTTCCGTTGTATCAACCAAAGTCTCTTTTCTCATTTTCCATCCCTCCTACACCCATTATACAAAACAAAAAGCCATCACCGAAGTGACAGCTCCTAAAGGGGAAGAGAGATAACAAATGGCAATAAGTATCTCTTCATTCAAGATTGAGGTGAGGTACTCTCAACCTTCTCCAAGCCACCGCATCAATAGTATGGCTACACGCCCCGTGTCGGTGACTGGGAGAAGACAAAGAATCTTCTCGTTTATACTCCATAGAGTCGGCTACTTAATGTCATTTTCACCATTTACGTTTACACAATGTGATTATATCCAGACGCATATGTTTCTTCCGGCGCCTTGTTTGAACCAACACACAAGACTGAGGGGAATGTTCAGCTGTATTGGCTCAAACAAAGAGCGGAAGCTCTCTGCTCGTTTAGACCTATATTTTTAAAAAATCCAGTTCATCCGACCGAACGAACCATCACCACATTTGTAAAGCGATCCATCTCGAAATCAAGAACTTTGAAGTAGTTTCCGCTACCTCTCAGTAATAATAGTGTATCACCTAATTATCAAGAACAGTGTGTCATCGTTGTGGCATGATTGTGGCTTCTTTTCATTCTGCTGCTTACTCTTCTAATATGGTCATAGCTATAACCTAGCTCACTAGCAACCTGTTTTAAATTGAACCCCATTACATCACGTAAATAAATAATCTGTTGTTCTAGACCTTTCTTTTTGCTCATAATAAACTGCGCTTCTCCCATTAATCCTTTCTTATCTGCAATACGTTGTTTTAATCGCTCTGACTTCTCCATAATACGATCATGACGACCAGCTATTTCATCTAAAGCTAACGGAATTTGTCCACCTGTTACACGATCCTTGCTATAATCAGTAACTCCATTGAACTTAGGAGCATTCATATGCATATTTTTAATCAGGTATTTATGTTCTAACTTCAGGTCCTTTAATTCAATCTCCATTAATTCAATTTCTTCTCCTAAGTTTTGATAAATGTTTGTCATGGTAAATCCCCCTATTTCGAATTTGTCTTTTTAACATCACATAAGGTACGTGAAATTTTACTATCTCATTATTGAATAAGGGAACGATGCTTAGTAAAGTAGCCCCCACCAATCTACTCTGCATGGTTCCGTTATCCATTAAGCTGTTTCTCTTTTACTTATAGCTGCTATCTTCTTATCCTCATCGTGAATTCTCCAGCCGTCATTAAAATGGTCCACTAACTCCTGATACTTAAATACATCGAATATCGTAACGTACTGATTATCTCCAAACCCTGGTTCTTTTCGGAACAAAGTGTATTCTCGTGTACCTTCGTATCTCTTTATAACACTCACCCCTTAATTTCTTTTATAAATACCTCAACACGTGGTTTCTCTGAATACCATTTACTCACCTTTA